AGTTTCTAATTTAAACGAAGATGATCAATGGGTTGATACAACCCATCTTAAAAAGGGATTATATAATTGATTATAGAAATTATATAATTACATGTAAACTGTATGAATAAAATAGAGCAAAGGAAGAGGCATACTAGAGAACAATTGAATAGGTTAGTAACAGAAAGTAGATATGTTGTAAATTTTAATTTGCATGGTAAACAGCATGGTGCTATTAAACAAAGAACTGGTTGTGATGACGAAAGTATTTCAAATATATTGAAAACTCAACATATGCTTATAAAAGAACTTAGCCATATACGTTCTTCTTCTATTTCTCCAGTTTCTAAAAATAGAATGCTTGTCCAGTGGTCTAATAATAATATAAATAAGATACAAAATCAAGTTATATGGCTAGGTCAATGTTTTTTAGGAAGACTGAGAGATTTCAGTGATAATGTTAACAAATACTGTTATTATTTTACTGATTTAAAAAAAGAAATATTAAGACTTCGTAAATTAGGAATTTATAAACCAAAAATAAAACAAGGTCATATACAAGAGGGTAAACAGAATACATTTGAAAAATGGAGAACATCAGTATCTCAGTTGTCTTCTCATTACAAACGTTTGCCATTATATGCAGATCCACTTATAAAGGCATTAGAGTTGAAATTGACTTGTGTGAAGATTTTATACCATAATGATAAATTTAAAATCCAAAGTGTACGAGATTCTTTAGATGCCATGAGAAAATTGAGGAACAAACTTAAAAGAAAGTTTGAAAATCCTAAATTGTCATTACTTGGTAAAAATTCATATGATATTAGATCATATGATACAATGACTGGACTATGTAGAAATTTTATACCAGAAATAGCTAGATTATATAAATATGCTGTTACTACAGACAAGATATATCCACCAAGAGAACAGACATATTGGAAAATGAAGAACATACAAGCAGCTCCAGTTTTAAAAAAACACCGTAATTTGACTGCAAATTCCTATAAAATAGGTACTGCAATGTTGAAACGAAGGAAGAGTATATAATATCAACACCCTCTGAATCCTCGTCACACGTAAACAACCAAAACTACTTTTGAAACCAAAGTAACCATAAGTTTTAAGTTTTTTTATCATCACATCGGCAAATTTATGTAATTAACTTATCTACATTTCTCAGATAAATATGAGCAAACAAAAAATGGAACAAGAAGCAAAAGAGCACACTGGAAAACAAGGATGTTGTATGGAATGTTTGAAAGCATACAAAAAATCATGGCAAGACAAACATGCCAAAGAAATCAAGGAAAAGAAGAAGGCATTATATGCTGCAAATAAAGAAGAAATTGAGGCAAAGAGAAAGGCACAACGTGTAGAGAATCCTGAAAAATTCAGGGCATATCAGAATGCTTGGTATGCTGAAAATACAAAAGAGATTAATGCAAAACGAAGAGCAAAATATGCTGCAAATCATGAAAAAGAACGAGCAAAGCATAATGCACATTCTAATACGCGTAATCGGAAACTTGAAAATTTCAAAAGAGGTGCAAAAGGACGTGGACTTAATGTAACCATGACAGATGATGAGATCATTGACATGATGGAACAACCATGTTTCTACTGTGGCTTAGAAACAATCGATGCCGTTAAACGCAACGGTGTTGATCGTCTTGACAGTTCAGTAGGATATGATCTGACAAACTGTCGCCCATGTTGTCATAGGTGCAACATCTCAAAAGGGACAGTGGACCCAACCACATTTGTGGAACGCTGTCGCCAGATTTCACTGGGTGAGCAGACAACATTCTGGTCTCAAGTCAATAAGCTTCCATTTAGTAAGTATAAAAATAAAACACTAAAGGCTGGAAAGATATTTAAACTTACCAAAACAGAGTATGACAAGTTACGTGCTGACAACTGTGATTATTGCAAGAGACCATCGACTGAGTATCACAGCAATGGTATTGATTGCATAAACTCTGATCCAAAAGTTGGGTATATTCTCTCAAATTGTGTATCGTGTTGTCGTGATTGCAATATGATGAAGTATACAGAATCCAGAGCTGACTTTCTGGAACGAACTATGAGTATTGCAGTTTACAGACATATTTTCCCAAATATACCACGTGTTCTAACAACATTCATAAAGAAAAACTAAAATATTGTGTAATACAAATGGGAAATTCTATATCGTCAACAGGTGGAAGTGGTCGTTCAGTCAGAATTGCAGACATTTCCAAATCAAAGTGTAGCCGCATCCCAGCATATGCAGACCGTAGAGTGTGGGCTCTCAAGGAACTCTATAAGGTGAAGGACATTAACGAGTTTCCCCCTCAGAAATATTCGGTTACAGATGCTGAAACAGATATCAGCGCTTGCAAATATGGTCAGCGCCTCCCTGGTTCGTGGAAAGTCGTGTCGACAAAGAAACTTGAAAGTGTCAAAGGAGGAGGGGACCTCAGAAGGTATGCATTGCGTAAGTATCATGGATACGGGTATGATATTACGCCGCGCGTTTTAGATTATCTGCCATATTCGAAAGAAGATGCTGCACGCGATATCCAGTATTACAAGAAATACAAGATGCCATACTTCATTGTGGACAAGCTCACGTCGACCGTGAAATCTCGCGATGGAAAGATAAGCAGAGTACCTGGCCAGAAAGGAACGAGTCTGAATTACAAGTACAACAGGGCGCAGATAGACAAGAAAGGAAAATTTGAGGCGAAGAAGAAGTATGATGTCAAAAAGTATCCTCTGCAGTCTATGAAAGATGGCAGTGTGGGACGTGTTATCCCATGCAGCGTCGACCCGTCGCAGTGTATGCCTGGACAATCTACGTTTGTTTCTCGTGATGTTGGTAATGTCCTGAAACGTGCGGCTGCCGTGAATGCAAAGTCTCGTAAGCAAACGCTGCGTCAACTGCAGACCACGCATGCCCAGAAGATTGCTGCATTGAACAAGAAGATTGCGAGTGCTCCTCCTGAAGTGAAGGCGCGTCTCCAGAAGCAACGTCAGAACATGCAGCTCAAGTTCCGGTTGAGCACCGCAAAGGCCGAGCAGACCGATAGAATCCAGATAAAGAACTCTAAGTCGAACGATTGGAAGAAGAAGCGCGCTGAACTCGGTCGCCAGAAGCAAAAAAATCAGTATCAAGAAAAGATGAAGAAGAAACAGATAGAGGCGGAACGTCGCGCAGCTGCAGAAAGAAAGGCACGGGAAAATGCTGCCTTAAGAGCTGCACGCAAACAAAAGTCCCAACAAATTCAGAAGCAGAAGTCTAAATCATTTGGCCCAAAATCTCCTCCTCCTCAACAATCTCAGAAACGCGGCAAGTCACCCTCGCCAATGTATTCTAAACCGATCGGTCCGTTGCCAAGACCATACAAGACTCCATATGCTCAACCTATAGGGCCATCACCGAAACCTTACAAGACTCCGTACTCTAAACCAATAGGGCCTCAGATGCAACAACGTGTAGCTGTTCCTCAGAAACCCCAATCAAAGTCATATGGGGCATATGGTAGGTATTCCCCAGTCAGACAAATGAGAAACCCTGGCTCGATAAATCCTTTTGGTGGTTAAGTATCTATAGTTTGTCATAGTACCATTTAAAACCATATGCCATAGGACGTCTGGGATCGCCACGAGCACAAGATGCAATATTTCCGCTAGTACATTTCTTGCCCAGATGCTGCGTCGCTTCCCTGCTTGACCCAAAAGAACGGATGAAATTATCTTTGAGATCGTATTGATACACTTTCTTTGAACTTGTATTATTTTCACCTATTTTCCCAAACATCCCATTCTTCTCACCTGATATCATATGACCTTTTTTAAACATTCCATTCTTCTCACCCGCCGTTGCATTGCTAATCAATTTTTTAGTGTCTTCGGTGCGAGTCTTTCCAAGTTGTGCTTCTCTATTCTTTTTTTTACTTCCCTCGCTCATCTTTCCATTGGCACCACCTTCCCGAAGATTATATCCCTTTGGGGCGAGCGTTCCAAGCAATGATATCAACATTTCTTCATAAAAGTTCAACTCCTCGTCAGGGACCTCGTACCACTCTTTTTTCATATTCTCCCATTTGTAATGTTGTATGGCATTATATATTGCCACACAAGTACTCGGCTTCTGATGTTCTTCAAGACGTTTTTCTATTTGTCGAGTTGTCTGTCCTATATAACTCCTTCCTGAAGGTGATATGAGCCTGTAGATGTATCCCATCTTTACATATAAAACACACACAGAGTATTTAAGTTGTTATTTGTCAATATGTGTGCATACTGACAAAAGCAATGAAGAAAAAATATTAAATAAAATGTCTAGTTACAATAAATAAAGATGCAGAGCACACAGACCGTCATAGACACTTCATTTCCTACATCTGATCCTTACCGCATATCCGGAAATTTTGCTGAACAATACAAACTGGAACCCACGGTGACGGCCGTTCTCCGTGTTCTTCACGAGCTCCCAAGCAAGTTCAACACCACATTCTTCTCCCGGCGGAACATAGACTTCATCCAGAACAAACTGATTTCTGATACAAAGAAGTACACCAAATTTATCATTGGCCCCCAGGATGAGGGTATTCTGGTTGAGATAATGACTGGGATTTACGTGCAGGATTCTACGTATGACCCAAACAACTTCAATGGGTCTCTTGCCAAGTTAAACAAACTTGTTATTACCGAGGCACTGAAGCAGATCTTGCCAGGTGTCAGAGCATACAGTCTGTATGTCCGTGATGCCAGTAGACCCTACTCTGGTGGTGGTGAAACTGCCTTTGCCCGCCCAATTTTAGCGAGCGAAAAAGGCAGTCGTGTACTCCCGGGTTTCCTACCC